CCTGTTAGGACTGTATTTTCAAAGGAAAGGCGTGGTGCTGCCTGGTAAAAGTATTTTGGATCATTTGGATTTGCCTTAACTAAAACATCCATTGCCCTATACTCAATAGAGTTCCCCATTACACAACCAACGTAAGCTCTGACTCCATTACAACCAAAAACTTTACCAGATATCAAATCTTGGATTTCCGTTACATCTATATCTTGGTAAACTATACTTTGTGGACGGCCACCATCAGAATATTTTGCATACGGTGTTCTAGTGAAGTAGAAAGAGTTTTCGGTTGCCAAAGTACTCAGATCATACCCTTTGATTCCATTTGATCCAACCGTAATTGGATGTGGGTATATTTCATTGACGCTATGTTGTCGTAGTGGTGTACTGGGTTTTTTTAACTCGGCTTCGGCCTCTCGTAATGCAAATGGTTGTATCGCTATGGAACCTTGTATTGCAGTCCACTCATTTATGCTATCTCTGGCAAATCCATTTTTTACTAGATTTTGTCTGAAGTACTTTTGATCCAAATTATTGATATGGACCACCTCTAGTTCAATTGCTTCGGATGTAACCTCTCCAATATCATTTGACACTATACACACGTATGTACCATTAAGAGCGCTAGTTACGTTCCTCAGTATAAGTTCATTGCCTTCAATATTTACTAGATCAATAATGTTAGTGCTCTCAGTAAATCGCTGTGCTACGTCAAAATATCCTTCCTCTTCAAGCAACGTTTCTCCATTAAAAGTCCAGTTGTAGACTAATTTGTCGCGTTTTTGAATTAAGGTCGGTACACCGTTTTCTACGTTGAGTACATTAGGTTGGATAGCTTCTACGCGTAAAACAATGTTCGTACCTGCCAATACCTTTATAACTCCTTCGCTATCGTGAAACATCACACTACCAGCTAATCGAGGTTCATAAGCATCTACGTGTATGCTTACTGGTGATGATGCAGCGTATGCACTTTTTGTAAAGATTGGAGGATCGTTGAGTTCGTACGGAAATAACGCATAAGTTGTTTCATTTTCGTTTATGAACTCTTCATTTGCTACGATTTGCGGTACAGTTGGTATAACAGGGTTATCCACACTAGCGGTGGCACGATATTTAACCTCATTAAGGTCTACTACTAATTTCCCTGCTCTATTTCTCATTATTGCACAACCTTAAAAATCCAGTTATTATCGTAGATGTACTGCTCTGTAGAGCTGACCTTTGTCATAATTAGTACTCGATAATATCTTTCACACGCAAGTGAATTAAGATTCAACGTAAAATAACTTCCTTGACTGTCTGCACTTAGTTTTGTGTTCGTTTGGTCAAACGGTATTATTACGTTATCAGTATGTGCGTCTCTTATACTATAGAAACTTGAGCTATTAAGTTGATATAGGTCTAAGTAGTTGCTACTAGTTGCGTGAGTTCGTACTGGGTATTTTGGGCGTGCTGATATGTTGATGCGTACCTTTGCTGTATCCAGGTACGATTCTTGTAGGTTTGTGAGGTTTACGACAACCTCGTCTGTATAATCAACTATGGAATGTGATGTCTGATACGATGAATCATCGTAACGCATCTCCAATCTTGGTGAGTATATCGTATTGGACTCCTTGCTAAAGAACCTTAATGCACTAAATGATGTTGCCAAGTCTGCTTCATCACTAACACTCTTTTTTAGAATAAAGCCTTCGTTTGGAATAGTTGCTTGTATCCAGGTGCGCACTGCACTTGTTACATCCATTACAACGTCTGCAGTCTCATATGAAAAGCTTTGGCTATGTGCAGATGCTGTATACCATGTTCCTCCTCCACGAGTAACAGTCCAACTTCCTGTCGTTCCTGTTGCAAACGATGCTGTTGACCAAGCTGAGCCTGTATTGATTGAGTTTAATCTAAACTCCCAAGAGACTCCATTACTACCTGTGATCTGGGTTGAGTACCTACCAGTTCCCATATTCCAGCTTTGTGAAATTGGATAAGCGAATAGTGTGTAATCGGTGGGTATTTCGGATGGGTTTGCTGCAGTAAGTTTGAGATAAAAACTAGCTGTCTGTGTTAGAATGCTGTTATCGAACTTACTTGTTAGTTCGCTTAGGTCAAACTTAACAAGTACTCGAGAATTGTAGCTAGACGTTGCATCTATGTACTTGCTTATTTCAAGCAGACCATCTATTCCGGTATTCATTTCCGGATATCTCTCGTATATAGTTGCGTCTTTTACACTAAAAATAGTATAAATCATGTTAGAAAGTTGTTAATTTACCTTGTATGTCTGCATCTGGGTATCTAATTTCAAAGATGGCTGGGTCTAAGCTTGGATATACTACCCCGTTTTTGGTTGCACCTTTAATGTCATAACCTACATCACTATAACCTTCGTCTGTTATGTTATATATGAGGAGATTTGATACCATCTGCACCCCTTTTACTTTCATTAAATCGACAAGTATTTCACTTGTTACAATTGGCTGTGAGATTTGCCATCTGTCTATGTTAAAGAACTCTTTTAATCGCGCGATACACAATAGCAGTACCTCATTGCCATTGTAATTTGGAAGAGGTAATACGCTAAACTTTACGCCTATATTGATAATAAATGCATCACGGACGTTAATACTATCCGTTAGCATTCTATATCGATCAATATAGTTTTTCAGATTATTCTTGATTGCTGTGTTAAGGTTTGTACACCTTTTGTTATCGTCATATCCCAACACATATAAGTTTAAAGCTAGTGGATTTGCAACCGTATCTCCCACCTGCTCGGTACCAATGTTATTTTGTTCGTCAGGTGTAATGTATGCTTTTGCCACACTACCATAGATTGCTGGCATTGAGTAGCATCGTACTATGTAATCTTCGCGTGTAACAGCTCTTCCCTGTGCTGAGAAGTACGCTAATGCGTTTTGTCTTATCTCCTCATTCGTCTCTTCGTTTCTACCACCTACAGCTGCGACTGGGTTATTTACTCGTACGCTCTGTATTACTGTGTTGTTAAGTTGGGGAGTTGATGTTGGTAATGTGGTTTTGGTTGCATCTACCGATACAATATCAGTTATTGTGTTTGCTGGTACGTTGGCAGCAACTCCACCTCCTATGTAATAGGTTATTGTTAATGTAGTGTTTGATGGAGCTAAGCCATAAGCACTTGTTAATAAAGGATTGCTTGGATCAATAACAGCGTCTGTATCACTCTTTCCTGTAGGAAGTGCTAACCCTATTTGATCTGGTGTTGCTAACAATTCTTCGTCTGGCGCTATAGACATTCCTGCACCGAATTGAACCTCTAATCCTTCTTCTGTTACACGTGTGATAAAGCGACGTGGCACTCTTTTGTACTTTAGCAAGAAAGGAACATCATTACTATATACTGCTGAGTCTGGGTCGTAAAGTGCTGTGTTTTCTACTTGTTGGAAGATTGTATCTTGTGCTAGATACGGTACTTCAGACCATTCGTTACCATCACTATCTACAATTGATAGTATCGATATTACAGGACGATCATCACTAGTCTCTACAAGTAGCTTAGTAAATCTTTCTCGAGATCCTATCGTTACTTGTGATGTTGCAAGCTGGGCACTTATAGCTGTTGTTGATTTTTTTGCTAAGTAGTAAAGTGGTTCATTTGTACCACTATCTACACTATAAACAGAAAACTCAATAGGGTCGTACACATTGTCAACAGTAAAGTCAACTGTGTTAGCAGCTAAGAAGGTTATATTGTTGGTTGTAGATTTTACTTCTAGTCCTGGTTCAATACGCAGTGCGTATCTGCGATCAGGTTCACTGTCAACTCCTGATTTGGATGCAGGCATTAGCTGGTATACATCTAAGGTTACCTGCGATGGTACTGACATTTTTGGCTTGTAGCCAACCGCACTAGCTATAGTCAATATATTTCTACGCTCTTGCGCATGAAGCAGTAACGACTCTTTAAAATTTACGTCTGTGTAGTAGCTAAGTACATCACCTACATAGGCTGCCATATCAATGAACATCGATCCAGGAGATGCCTCGTTGAAATCGGTATAGGTTTCTGGATAGTATGCTTTTGCAAACTCAATTAAACCTTTTTTAAGAGACTCAAAATCTCTACCGTGGTATTTTATATCATATTTGGCCATTGACTTCTACTATTATGCTTTGTGTATCTATTCCTTCTGGATCCAGACTTATGTCTAGCTTTATTGCTAAACTTTTTTGGACTTCGTTTGGTGTAAAGATCAAATTCTGTATGTGTATGTATGGTAGGTATTTTCTAAAGCTAAGTCTTATTCGTCGATCCAACGTATCTAACCCTTCTTGCGTTAACTGTTCAAACAATGCACGTTTAAGCCCACAACCAAAATCAGGCAACATGATACGCTCACCTGGTTCTGTTAATAGTAGGTTTTTGGCATTTGCTATTGCTTGTTCCTTTGATGTATAATTAAGTTGAAATTTTGAGCCATAGGCAGCACTCATAGGCAAGTCAAGCCCTAAAGCAACATTCTTCTCTAGATCAATAGGGTTGACTTGTATTACGTATGCCATTATCTAAGATTTTGTGATTTCTTTAAAACCTCAGAATAATCTTTTACAAAAATATCTGTGCTTGCTCCTCCCATTGGGAAGTCAGGATTCGCTTCTTCCATCTCATCACCAAAGCCTTGCATGCTAGCAGCTGTTTCTTGAAGAAGATCTCCTATCGGACCTCCTACTGTTCGAAAAGGCTCGTCTAATGTTACAAGTGGTGCTGTTCTTTGTGGAGCATAAGGTTTAGCTTTTGCTTGAACTTTGCTGTTTGTAACTTTTTGTTCAGTTAGAGTTTTCAACTCACGTTTAACTGCTTTGGTAACTTCCTCGCTTATAAGCTCCCGTAGCATGCTTTTAAATTGGCTCAGTTTCATTTGCTATTTTTTTATAAATAGCGCCTTTTCCTACTTTAGGTTTATAAAAACTCTAACTATGCAAATTGTATGTCGTTTGGATCCGGAACTATTCGTGGTGTAATTACCGTTGTTACTGGTGGTCCAGGTGGTTCGAGTGTTGGTGGTAATGTCTTTGCAGGGAGGTATCCTGTAAATGGAAATGGAGGTATACCGTACGAGGGTAGTGGTACTACCAATCCACTCATCAATTTTAGCTGGTTGTTGAAGCCATTAGCCAATCCTTCTGCGTAGCTTTGTGCACCACCTACGTTAGTCATAATCATTGTTGGTGCAAACTTTCCTATGTTAATGGCTACAAATCTTGTACCTGGTGCGTTAGTCCAATTTGCTCCTGTCCACAGCAGTCGAGATGCAAGTCCAAACATTAACGAAGCTATTCGTCCTTCCAAATTTAACTTACGAGTAGTTTCGTTTTTAACTTTTTGCTTTGCCTCCTCTTCTATTTTTTCTTTCAAACCTTGCACTTGGTCTTTAAGCCAGTGTGCAATATCCTTTACCTGATCAATTATAAATTGAAAAACTCCTTTAAAGGCTTTCATCAACCAATCCAATAACCAAACTAGAAGACTAGATGTCTTGTCTAAGCCGTACTTGACTTTGAGTAGGAACGGATCTGCTGTGTCTTTGGGTATGAATCCAGACAATGTTGATGCCTTTCTTCTCAGTCTTAGGAATTGCTTCTTCTCAGCCTTCACGATAGCTATCATCGTGTTTGCTTGATACAAACCTTTTATTGGGAATGCGATGATGTCTTTTACTGTTATCGGTCGCTTTCCGTCTATTATATCGATGAGTGCTTGGAGTGCAACAGTGCCTTGATCCGAGACAGTTTGTACTTGTGAGTTGTAGAATGTTTTTTTATCCTCAACCGTCTTCTTTATATCCTCACCTATTTTTTTTAGCTTTGCTTCTTTTATTACCTCTAAAAAGAACACATACATAAACTCATACGCTCTAAGATCAGCTAATTTTTTATTAACTTTCTTAAGCTTAGCTTGTTTTTGTGGTACGGTCATTTTTTTGCGTTCTATCTGAAGATCGCAGATTGCTGTTATAACTTTTCTGAACTGGTCTTGGTTTTTTGTAATTGGTTTCTTTTTTTCTTCCTTTAAGCCCTTTGCTAATTTTGCAGAACCATCTATTATTCGATACCCAATCTGTATCTGCTTTGCTATGCTTTTGATCTTTTTAACTTTTGATTTTATATCAATTTTTTTCTGATCTATGCGTCTTTTCTTGTTTCGAATCTTTTTTAATTTTGGTTTTTTTTCAATTATAGTTCCTATATACGCTTCTAATGCATCTTTATCTTTTGCACTATCCGCTAATTTATTATACTGCAGTATAAGCTTACCTAAAGCCTGTCTTTCTAATTGCTTAAGTTTATTTAAAGCCTTTCTAACATACTTCATTATGGTTAGATAGGTTACCTTATTTCCTTTACCGGAACTAAATACAGTTGCAGCTGCGGTAACACCCGCTCCTTTTCCTTCTTTTATTTGCTTTGCTAGTACAACACGTGACTTGTAATCAGATGCGTTTGGATTGGTTGTAAGTAGTACTGCAATGCTTGGTATTTCTTTTGTGACAATGTCATCGATAAGCTGCACAACAGTTATTGCGGATTTTAATGGTGTACGTAGTATTGGTGCTAATTCCTTTGTTGTTGTCAGTCTTAATGCATCTGTGATAAGGGATAATAGTTCTGATACGAAAGGTGCTCCCACTCCCAGTTGCTTAACTAGATTTTGTGCTGGTGGTTGTCCGTTTACAAAATTCTGCTGTATCTGCGTTATATCAAAGTTTGTGGCTGCTTCTCTCGCTTGTCTTGCTTCGGGCGACTTCATTTGCTGGATTGAGTTTTCAATCTGTTGAAACTTTTGCTTAACTTTTTCGGCAAGCTGTTTAGATTCTCGTATAACTTTATTAACACCTTGTTGTATGCCTAGTACCTTTTGTAAAATTTGAGTTATTTGAACTATGACTGAACGAATGTATTTAATCCAGTTGGTTATAAGTTTGACTGTTTTTTTTACTTTTTGCACAGTCTTAGCCATAGTTTTAGACGACCTAAGTTGTTCTTTAAATTTACTATCCTTGGATTTACCAATGAGCCTACTTGCAACATACTCTCCTTTTTCTTTTAGCTTTTCTTGGAATGTGTCTAATTTTTTTTGAGCTTGATCCATTACAACTTTCTTCTTGAGGTTAATCCAAGCAATAAGCTGCTTTTTCTTAGCTTTTAGAATAACGTTTTTTTCAATTATTCGCAGAATAATCCTACCAATACGTTGAAATCTTGGAACACGTAATAGGTCTTTCCAAATCCGTATAAACTTTTCAGGCGCTAATAAACCATTTACTACATCAAAAATTTCCTTAAGCACTGTTGCAATTTTCTTTCTAATGTAGACACGCATATTTGCTTCTGTGCTAAATCGATTTTGGTACTTTCTTATGATAGCAGAAGATTTGTTAACCATATTAACAACGGTCGTAAGGGAGTCACGAACCTTTCCTATATCAAAACTTGGATTGATAACTAAATTTTTAAGCGTCTCTAAGTCGTTTAGCTCCTCTTGAATCAGTGATTCAAATTTTAAAGTATCCTCATACTCACTCCTACTAATTGTACGCTCTTGTCCTGATGAATCTACGTAGGTTACAGTGGTTGCTGATGTGCTTAGTGTTATGCCATCTCTACCAAACTGCAATCTTGCTTGCTTGAATCTTTCGACGGTTGTTTTGATTTCTGCTCCAAGCTCTTTTAGTAAGTCTTTTTTACTTTGTATAAACTTTTTAAGTTCGGGTATTATATTTTGAAGATCCTCTTTTAGCTGTACTATTTCCTTTCTTACATTCTTAATCTTATTATCTAGGTCTTGAATCTCTCGTTTAGTTTTCTTGATAAACTCAATTGTACGTTTAACATCTCTTGCCAACTCTTTAACATTAGCTTTACCCTGTGATAATTCCTTACCTACGTAGTAAGCTTTTACTACGTTATAGAACAACTTTTGTCGTGGTTGTGGTGGAATATATGCTAATGTCGGTCCTACTGGAGCGGGAGCTCCATTGAAGGCTGGTGCTGGTAAGGTTGGTGGTATGGTTGCAACATTAGGTGCGTTAAGCCTTAT